CAATTGTGGACTTGTATCTTGCACAATACTAGTCAAGCCGCCGCCTGATGCACCTAGTGCTACCCATGCTAATCCATCATACACTTCTACACTTTGTGTGCTAGTGTTATAAATTACATCACCATCTGTTGCTAATAATGCATTTCTTTCTGTGGTAGTAACATTATTTAAATTTAACGGAGAAGTTACTTGTGTTCTATTTGTTGCTTCTAAAATAAGATCATTGCCGGCTCTAAGGTAAAATGGTCCAGTGCCTTGAATTTCTAAATCTGCACAGTTTACAACATCATCTACATATATTCCGCTTTGAAAGTTTACACTTGGAACAACAACAATTTGGCTAGAGTCGTCTGTATCAATTGTGTTTGCAGAAAATTCAAAATTTGCGATATCAACGGTAGGAGGAGCATCTGTTAGATCATTGTATGATCCACTGAAAAGTAAACTACTGTTGTCGGTTAAATCATTAACGTCTGAAGGAATATTAGGAACATTTACAAAGTTTGTATAATCAATGTAATAACTTCCTGGTTGTCCGTTTAATGTAGTAGCATCTAAGCCGCCGCCTCCTGATGTTGCATCATCTGCTGCTGCCCATTCAAACCCATTCCATTTTAAAACTTGTCCTGAAACTGCTGATGTACTTGCATCACAGCAACATCACTTAAATCTTGTATACTTGACGGAACTGTAGGAGTACCATCTAATGAACTGTATTGGCCATCAAATAAAAGACCGCCTGTGTCAGTCAATTGGTTTATATCTGTTGGAATTGTAGGCTTGCCAGTAAGACTACTATATAATCCGTCAAATAACAAATCACTTGCATCATTAAGTTGAGCAATATCTGTAGGAATAGTAGGAGTACCTGTCAAGTCGTTATATACACCGCTAAACAATAAACTTGATACATCGCTTAACTGATTGATATCTGTTGGAATTGTCGGAGCACCTGTTACGTTTGCCCAATCTAGATAGTACGAACCGTCTTGCCCATCTAGGGTGTCTGCATCCGTGCTGCCGCCGGCTGCTGGTGCCCATTCGTCACCGTTCCATTTTAACACTTCGCCTACATTTGGTGCTACACTTGCAACATCAGATAGACTTGCAAGTGTGCCGCCTTCTAATGCAATAACACGAGTATTAAGATCGGTAAAGTTACCGTCTAATTCGTCAAATGTAAGTGTCGATCCTTTGACTGTTCTTAACGTAATTGCCATTTTATTTCTCCTACGCTACATATCCAGGGGCAACATATCCCGGAGTTATGTATCCACTTGTTTCTTCTGTGGGTTCTGGTAACAATGGAAAATCAAAGCCGTCAACGTTCCGTGCTTCAAAATTATTTGCTACATCTATATCTGCCTTAAATCCTAATTTTGTTATCGAACTTCTACTGTTATTTAATATAACTGCTACTAAATTTGTTAATTGTACCTTATCATAACCCTTTAAGGTATCTAATAAATCAAAAACAGGTATTCCGTCCGCTTTTGCTTGTGAAAGTATAACTGATGCTATGCTTATAGAAGAAAGTTCTTCAAATCCTCTTTTTACAAAAAACCCAATTACTGCATCAATATCTGATGAGTTGTAATGAAGTGATTTATCAAAGAATGAATTAAAAGTTCTTCGTGTGTCTAAATTACTATCATTGACTACTGTTATGTTTTCGTATGTAGACATTATGCAGATTCCTCTCTAGGTACAACATAAGTTTTTCCGTTTACATTAACTAATTTTTCATTTCTATTATTGTAACTGCCCTTAAAAGGTCTTGAGTTAGCAGGTAAATTATCTGTCAAATCAGTTCTTTGTTTTGCAGATCGTTGTTCTGATCCTGATGATTTTGTGTCTGCCCAATTAATACCGCCTTGTCCTGACTGATTTATTCCTCTAGATGTAAGTCCTGCATTTGCATTAGGTTGTAAACCTAATCTATCTAAATTTATCTTATCTCCTAAAAATTTAGAAGCAGATGTTTTTAGGAAACTTTTTGCAAACGCTTCTATAGAATTAGTTCTTCCTTTTTGTGGTGAAACACTGCCAAATGGCGTAGTTGTAACTTTACTGGTTCCGAAACTACTGCCTCCTTCTTGTATAGGACTTGGTCTAGTATCATAGTGTCTTGGGTCTGCAAAAGATGTAGGTGCTACGCCTTCTAATAGTTCTCCTCTTTCGTAATGAACTGTTTCGTATGCAACTGTCATTGTATTAGTCGAAAATTCGCTACCTTCAGATTGTACATTATCATGAGAAAAGTCTTCTATTAAAGGATTAACTAAAGTAAAGCATGTATAATGTGATTTTTTATTCAAAGGATGCAATTGAAAAATTTGAATAGAATCAAAAAACTGATACATTTTATTTGGTTTATCTAAACCATATCTATGGGTAAAGTTTGTAAAATATGTATTGTTAGATCCAAATGCACTTCTTCTATATCTTTCGTCTGGTGCAATATCTGGGGCTGCTGATGCACTTTGTTTTTGATGATCACCGTCTGCATAATAATATCTAAAATATGCTTCCCATAACAATGTTGTCAACCCTGCATTATCGTCATGGAATTCAATTCTAACTGGCTGATAATCTATTCTTGTTTGTAAAAGTTTTTTTCTATTATATTGATTTAAAACTTCTACTTGCGGTCTGTATTTTGGTAAGTCAGCACTTTTTGCCAAAATATGAATATCTTCTTGTGTAAAATTATCTATAAGTGTATCTGGTTTAACATCTGGATTTATGTTTAACACAACATGATACAGAAACTTGTGCTTAGGAGCAAGACGCATATTGTTAGAGCGGAATACTCTAGATGCATGATCATAATCTCCTAAATTACCTTTAGGACCATTATAGTTTTTTATATTATCAAAAAATCCGTTAAATGCCATACTGTATTTATCGTTTATGTAAAGTGTGTAGATAATAAAAAAGGGAACCGAAGTTCCCTTTTCTAAAGCAATCTCTTATTTGCTATTAACCAGTTGTACTTGTTCCAATAGTTCTAGGAACTGCTGCTCCTACTCCTTCACCATTTGGTGTTTGTACAGCATTATCATACTGTATTGTAATTGATGTTTGTACTGGTTCACTGTTTGCATATGCTAAAGAATTGTAGTTAACTTCTGTTAAGTAGCAACCATAAATTTCCCAAGTTTCTAGTACACCTGCTTCTGCTGCTCCGTTACCACCATCTAAAATTTCAATGTTAGTTTGGAACTTATAATCAATACCAGATGCAGCACTTGCTTGGTTAATAAAGTCAAATTGTTTCTGAAGCTGTTCGCCAACTAGTTTTTGAACACTGTTGTTTACATCTTCACGAAGCGTAATTGTAATTGGGTTCCATGTATGTTTACCTGCTAAATGTACAGTTGAATTGTAAACTGGAATTGGCATGTTTTCAAACGTCAAGTTTGGTCTTGCAGCATCAATTACTTGTTTTGTTAATTCTGTGGTTGATGCAGTGACGCCAAAGTTAATAAAGTTTACTCTAAAACGATATTGTAATTTAGGCATTAATAAGCCTTCAGATGTTGCACTCTGATCGCTTGCTAATGGAACACTTAATTTTGTTAATGATGAGATTGCCATTTAATATTTCTCCTATTCACAAGTATTTATCAGTTTAGGGTCAACTTTCGATGACCCTAAATTTAACTGATTATAGACTTGCAATTTCTCCTGTGTTTTTAAGGCGTAGTGGAATGTAAATAAACTCAACACTCTTAACTGGTTCGATAGCAACGTCTACATATAGTTCGTTTTTATCTATTCTTGTCGGAGTGTTGTTTGTTTCGTCACACACAACTAGGTAGTCAAAAATTGCTCTTAGTGATGTAAGTTCAATTAGTAGACTTTCAACTTGTCCTTTGATACTATCTCTGGTAATCTTATCATTTGGTTCAAAGATAAAAGGTTTAGCAAGTGTTTTAAGTTGACTACGTAAGTAAACTACAAGTCTAGCAACATTAACTCTATCTAGTGAACTTGCATTTGCTGCACGAGTTTTTTGTCCAAAGACAACAAGTCCTGCTCCGTTAATAAACGAAATAGGGTTAATATTCTTAGAATATAATGTATCTCTTTGTCCTTCGTTAAGTGCAACACTTTGGAACTCACCTTCACTTGTGATATATCCTGATGCTGTAGCATTAGTTACACTACCACGTCTTGTGCCTGCTGGAGCAAACCAGGGGAACGCAACTTGGTCGTTTAATGCAATTGTTCTTAGTGCCATGTGTGATGCTGGAACAACAATGTTGTTTCCTGCGTTATCGCTTGTAAATCCTGCTGGATAATACATGCCTAAGTATTCATCACTAGTAACTGCACCGTCATCATTATCTTCTACTGCGCCTGCAATGTTGTTTGCCCAGTTTGTTAATGATGTGCTATCAGGTGTTAGTCTCATTGGAGTATCACCCACAACAAACGCTGTTAATCCACGATCGTTGTTTAGTGTTACCATTTCACCAATAAGTTCTGGATAGCCTGGAGTTGCAATCAAGTTAAAGATTCTCGATTCGTCATCACGGATATCTTGGTTGCTGTTCATTTCTGCTTGTAACGCTTGTACAACAATTTTACGTTGTGCTTTACGTCCAAATGATCCTGAACCATCTTCGTTGTTTGCTGATTTTGTTACCCAACGGTTAGCATAGTAGCCTGCCATAGATTCGTCGCCATTACGACCGTTTTCAGCATTGATATCAATATGATCACGCTTGAATTCTTTTACGTTGAACCCACTTCTACGTGTATTCCATAGCAACATACCTTTTGGATATAGTGCTGGATCTGGAGCATCTGGGTCTAAGTAGTTGCTTACTAGTAGATCTGCAATTGTGCCTGCTTCGTCACTGTTTGCACCTGCTGTGTTATAACGTGCATCTGCAAATAGTACACCGTTTTCAGTTGTTTGATCTGTGTTGTCTAGTAATGCCCAAACACCTGCTGCTGTCCATCTGTAAACTTGTGGATAGTTTTCTAAGTCTGCTGTTGAAATCCAAAGATCACCAGCAACTAGCGCACTTCCGTCTGACTGTTGTGTTGGAGCACTTGCTGCAACAATCGGTCCTGCTGGATCGTTTGTGCTACTTGCGCCTACTAAGCCGCCGCCTGTGTGGTCAAAATTATGATAACCAACCCATGATGTACCATTATGAATCATCATGTCTACTTCATCTACTACGCTGCTGTACCATAGAGCACCGTCTGCTGGTGTACTTGTAGGTGCACCTTCTGAAGCAGTATATGACAATGCTTTCCACCATGTAACAATATATTGCTTAGGTGATGTGCTAGAGTCAGTACCTGGTGTGTAATAAAAGTTTGTAGTAGTTGTAGGATCTGTTGAATCAAACACTGTAAATGCGTTATCAACAATGCTGTCTGTATCAACAATACGAATTTCGCCACCTAGTGCATGTGAAATAACAACTCTGTTTTGTGAATCTACGCTTGCGCTTACATTTGTAAATCCTGCTGAGTTAATATCACCTGCTAGTGTATCTGCATCCGCAGTTACACCTGCTGCTGTAAACGAAATTGTTTTTGCACTATCCATTGAATCTTGTCCGGATAAACTTTCTGACATTGTAAATGAATATGTGCCTGCTGGGAATGTAGATGCTGTAATTTTTGCTGATGTAACTGTAACTGCGCCACTTCCGCTCTTACGATAGAGTTTAAAGTTTGCTAAGTTGTCGTACTCATCTTCACTTGTGTTACTTTGTACATAGATAGCACCTTCTGCAATACCAGCACCGCCGCCTGATGAATCTAATTCATAGATTGCTTTATGGTTTGTTGGATAAATTTTAGCACTTACAGTTGTCCATGCGTCTGTTGCTGAACTATACTGCTTTACGTTCCAGTTTGCACCTAAGTTAGGTGTTGTTGTTTTAACCCAAATAGAACCTGTTGGTCTTGGTTGTGTGTCATTTGTTTTGTACTCTGGAACACTTGTATGCGGAGCAATAGTTAATTCTGGTGAATAATATTCACCAGCTGTAATGCCTAGAGCACTTAACAATGCTGCATCACCAAAAACATCAATCAAGTCGCCCTTGCCGCCAGTTGTACCACCAGCATTATATAGTGAAAGTCTTCCGTTGTTATTTTTTGCAGTAACACCTGCGGCTATAAGTCCTGCATCTACATTAATTTGGCTAACCAAAGATGTAACAGTTGCACCTGTAAGTGTAATTGTATGCTCTGTTGAAGTACTATTTGCTTCTTCAACACGAATAATTAGTTCTTGACCAATTGTTAGTGTTGGATTTGCTGCTGTACCAGTTACTGCTGGCCAACTTTTTCTCCATGCAGCACCGCCTACTTCTACCCAAGTACCATCTGCATTTTTGTACCATAGTTTGTTAGTAGTTGTAACTGCTACTAGTGCATAGTCACCTACAGCACCTACTGATGTTTTTGGTGTATAGTCTGCGCCTGCATAGTCAACAACTTTTGTTGTATCTGTAATTACAGTTGGAACTTTGTTAGTAAATGTTTGTCCGCCTGTTGTAGTAGCCGCTGCACCGTTCCATTCAAACACACCGTAGAATGAATCATTTGTATCAAACCACCATGCACCATTAGCAGGCTTACCTGCTGTTTCTGTTGCACTTGCTGTGATTGCATTTGTGTCTACTGGTGCTCTTACAATATAGGCTCTATTTGCTACGCCTAAGAAACTGTATGCTGCTTGTAAACCGTATTCGTTTTGTTCGCCCCCATGAATCGAAGCACCATTGTTATCTGTGTAGAACAATGGATCGCCGAATGTTTCTGATAGTTCACGCTGTGAACTTATTAAATATACTTTGCCAGCATTTGCTGCTGTTGTACCTGGGGCAATACCTGTGCCTGCAGGATTTGATTTATCTTGTTTTGTTGCCACAAAAATTAGTGGTGTTGTACCTGGTTCAGCAGGAGTGTAAAAACTCTCATCTATAACGCTGACCTGTACGCCTGGTGATGTTAAAGCCATTTTTTTAATCTCCTTTGGGATTTCACTATTGCTATATTATATTTACCAGTATCTACAGAAATACACCTAAAATCAGTGGTAAACCACGCATTTTATACTTGACAAATATAATATTTTTTGTTACTATTAAGGATAACTTAGGAGGCATCATGAGCATAGATTACAAGTTTGACGAAAACAAATATATTGAAGAATTTCAAGCATATATTGATAAAACATATGACGGGCATTATAGTACAAATAAATTTCAGTCAACTGAAGTAATCATTGATAGAGGACATGGAACTGGATTTTGCATGGGCAATGTTGACAAGTATTCTAATCGTTATGGTAAAAAAGGTACACGGGATGATGCTCGTAAAGATTTAATGAAAATTTTGCATTATGCACTTATACAGTTATATGTGCATGATAACGATCTATAGTTGTTTTAGCCAAACATTATTTGTACCAATGTCATAGGTCACTATAAGTTCATTAACTGCTTTATAAACACCTTCATAATCTATATCGTGTCCGGTTAGCCAGCCGCCTTTTTTTACCTTAGGTGTGTATGCCTTTATATCTCTGCATACCCACGGATAACTGTGATCTGCATCTATAAAAACTAAATCTTGAGAATTATCAGGAATATTTTTTGCACAATAGTCGCTTAACCCTGCAAATGGCCTTAGCCTATCTCCGTACTTTTCTTGAACTTCTTTATTATAAAATCCTTTAATGCTTTTATCTATTGCATACATTACAAGATCAGGATTGTTATCTAACAAATGAAATGTTGTTCTACCATCTCTTACACCTACTTCAGTCATTGTTTTAATATTGTGTTTTTTTATCCACCAATTTAAAAAATGTTTTCTATTAGGTTTTCCTGTGTATTCAATAGTCTGTTCTATATTCATTTCATACCTATCCGCATAAATCTTGTATATTTTGTCAAGGATAATTCTCCTTCATAAAAAACATGCATAGGTGTTTGTTCAGCAAATGTTTGTAAATTAGCAACACAATTTATATGCTGTTCGTGTTCGTAATAGTTATTATTTTGCAATGCAACTATTGTGCCTGATGGAATATTATCATACCACTGCTTAAAATCTTCTATATGTTCACAACTTGTATTGATAATTGTATTAGGCATTTCAGTTAATTCTAAACTTGTGCCGTCGGCCCTAAAGGTTTCATGTGTAGTAGGATAAGTCATTTTTCTAATATCTAATGTGCTTGCTTTAAATTGCCAACCATCCATTACATAAGGTCGATTAATATTATCAGCAACATCTGCACAACTTGGATCTATATCAAAGCTTCTAATCTTTTCAAACTTATTAGGAATGTGTTCAAACATCATACCTGCAAGAGTACCAAACCAACCTGCACATATAAAAACTATACCCATATCATTAGGTAAGTTTTCAACCATCCATTTTTTACTTTTCAATTGTCCTAAACTATAGGCATCTACCATTGCATATTCAACTTCAGGAAATTTATGCAAAGTTCTTTTAAGTTGAGATACAGTTACGTTTTCAGGGTATAAAAATTCTAAACCGTTTAGAAATTGAATTACACTACTGCTAAATTGTTGCATAGTGTATTTATATTAAATGCGTAGTTTATCCTATAACAAAACTATAACCTGTGCCGCCTGCAACAGCCAATGCTGCTTCTGCATCAAGTTTTTCCATTTCTGCTTGTGCTTCTGCTTTTAAACTTGCACCGTTTAAACTTGTGCCGCCTTGTGGCCCGGCAATAGTTGCAAACTTTTCACGTGCTTCGCCTAACATATACTTACATGCTGCTAATGTGTAATCTTTAATCCATTGTTTTGAAAGATAGTCTTCCAACAGTTGCGAGTCAGGGCGAAAATTATAACACCATAACAAAATTTCTTCATCTGCTCTCGGGCGTTGTAGTATTGTTAATTTTTTTGTAGGACTGTTCCATGTAAACTCAATAAAAGAACCAAACATTCTACCTACTAATTCTTGGTAACTTGCAAACATATAATAAGTTGCAAGTCCACCTACAGCAGAACTTGCTAACAAATATGTGTTAGTGTATGCAAGATTAAACGGTTCGAATATTGTTCCTCCGTCGCCTCCGGCAGATCTACTACCTACACTTCTTCTAAAACACTGTCTTACTTCCTGTATTTCATTTGGAAGAATATAATCGTTTTGATCTTCGACTAAAGTTAATGTAACATAACTTTCTTCTACACTATGATCAACACGTTGTCTATATCTACTAAGTGCCTTAGTTAATGCAGTTTCATAATGTATTGGATCAAGTTCAACATCGACCATACCACCGCCTAAAAAGGCCTTTACATAGTCGAAAACTTCCTGTTTTTGTTCAATGTAGTTTGCTGCCATAAAAGTTCTCCGTATTGTATTTATTCGTTGCGATAAATATATGTATGCCACGCTTAAGCTTATATAGACCAAATAAAACAAATGATTATACATTTTTAGATGATGTAATTAGAGAACAATTTTACATCGGCGGCACCGACGTGAATGTACACAAGTACTTAGGGCCAAGAAATCCTACAGAAGAAGAAGCAACAGCAGAACAGCCGCGGTATGACGCAGTTAAAGAGACTAACATTCAAGACATGTTGTTCTTAGAAAATAGAGATAGAAAATATGATCAAGATATCTACACAATACGTGGCATTTATAATGTTATAGATAACGATTTTAATTTAAGTCAGTTTGGTTTGTTTTTAAGCAACGACACGTTGTTTATGACAATTCATATAAATGAAAGTGTAAAAACTCTTGGTAGAAAAATTATGGCGGGTGATGTATTTGAATTACCTCACCTAAAAGACGAGTATGCTGCAAATGACTACAGTGTTGCACTAAAACGTTTTTATGTAGTTGATGAAATTACTCGTGCAGCAGAAGGTTTTTCACAGACTTGGTATCCTCATTTATATAGAGTTAAACTAAAACAAATATTCGATTCACAAGAGTTTAAAGACATACTTGATCTACCTGCAGGTGATGAAGCAGGAAACACACTACGTGATGTACTGAGCACATTTGAAACTGAAATGAATATCAATAATGCTATTGTACAACAAGCAGAAGCAAATGCAAAAGCCGCAGGATATGAAACAAGTCACTTTTTTACAGTAGCAGTAGACGATAATGGTGTACCTACATTAAGGACAGCAGATACAACAGAAATAGATGCAAGCGGCGGCGAACTTGCAGACTCTATCTTAGACACTCCTATACGTGAAGGTTATGATGGTTATCTAATAGGAGATGGACTTGCACCAAATGGTTCACCGTTTGGCAGTGGGTTATCATTTCCTGATGCAAGTGCATCTGGAGATTATTTTTTAAGAACGGACTTTTTTCCAAACAGACTATTTAGATATGATGGGAGAAGATGGGTGAAGGTTGAAGATAACGTAAGACAAACACTAACTAATACATCAACAAGAGCGCATCAAAAAGGTACGTTCATTAATAACACAAACACAAGTACTATTGGCGGTGAAATTGTTCAAGAAAGACAATCACTATCAAAAGCATTGAAGATAAAGACGGATAACTGATGCAGTTTTTTTATGACGGACAAATACGTAGATATCTAACACAGATTATACGCTTACTGAGTAATTTTAGTTACCAAGACGGTGATGGTCAATTGCGTCAAATACCTGTGACATACGGTGATTTAACAAGACAAGTTGCAAGTATTATACGTGACAACAGCGAAAATAAAATTCCTAGTGCGCCACGGATGGCAGTTTATATTACAGGGATTGAATTAGATAGGCAAAGATTAAGCGATGCAAGTTATGTTAACAAAGTTAATATTAGAGAACGTGCATACGATTCACAAGGAAAAGAATACTTAAACGAACAAGGCAAAAACTATACAGTTGAGAGACTACATCCTGCTCCGTATACATTGAGTATAAATGCTGACATATGGGCAACTAACACAGAAATGAAGTTGCAAATTATGGAGCAAATTTTAACACTGTTTAATCCTAGTTTAGAAATTCAAACAACAGACAATTTTATTGACTGGACAAGTTTAAGTGTAGTCAACTTAGAATTAGTAAATTTTAGTAATAGAAATGTGCCAGTAGGCGTTGATAGTGAAATAGATATTGCAACTTTAGGATTTTCTACTCCTATCTATCTAAGTGCGCCTGCTAAAGTTAAACGACTAGGCGTAATTACAAATATCATTGCAAACATCTTTAACGAAGAAAGTGGTGACATTGACCTAGGTAATAGCGAAGCACAATTAGGTGCATATAAAGATGCACTGCATCCTATAGAACAAACTACACAATCGACAGATTCTTCGGGTGAAGTTGATATTGAGACACAAAGAAAAGTAGATCCATTATTGAATGAGAGAGTAACACAAAGCACGACATTTAGAGATTATGGGTTGTATATTGAAGGTACACAAGCACGTATTGTTTATAATCGTGAAGTAGGAACAACTAACTGGAGAGTATTACTAGAAGCATATCCAGGAACGTACACAGCAGGTTTAAGTCAAATTAGGATGCGAACTGAAGGATCTGATAACTTTATTGTTGGTACATTTGCTTTAAATCCGCTTGATGAAAGAATTATTAGTGTTACATGGGATTCTGATACATTACCTAGCAATGATGTAATCACAGGACCTGCTAGAAATCCTGCAAGTTATACAAGCATAGATTATGTAATAGAGCCTTCAAAATGGAATCCAACTTCATATAAAACACCAGGATTAAGAGTGTTAATAGTAAGTGATATTAATCCAAGCGATCAAGTAGGTAAAGCAGGATATGATGGTCCCGATGCATGGAAAAATACAGACACAAGTGATCCTGTTGCAGAAGCAAACGATATTATTGAATGGACTGGTACAGCATGGCAAGTTGTGTTTGACGCTAGTGCAACAACTGATATAACACATATTAAGAATCTTAATACTGGTATACAGTATAAATGGACAGGTACTGATTGGATTAAGAGTTGGGAAGGTGAGTATTCAGGAGGTAACTGGATGCTATTCTTAGACGGCTAATTATTTTTATGAAAAAGATAATATGTAGTGGTGCATTGTTTTATACCCTCTCGACTAAAAGATTTCTTACCTTACACAGAACAGCAAAGAAAAATTCAGTATGGGGATTAGTAGGAGGTACTAATGAAGAAAATGAGACTGCTTGGGAAGCACTTAAAAGAGAAATCAAAGAAGAAATAGGATTTCTTCCTGAAATAAAAAAAACTATTCCTTTAGAAACTTTTGTTAGTAACGATGAACATTTTCACTTTCATACATATCTTTGTGTAGTTCAAGATGAATTTTTGCCTATTTTAAATGTAGAACACGATGGATATGCATGGGTAGAATTTGGAAAATGGCCTAAGCCTTTACATCAAGGCTTAGCCAATACTTTGCGTAGTAAAACTAATCAAAACAAATTACAAACTGTGTTTGAATTAATTAATCTTATCTCTTGATACATTTTTTGGTAATAGAAAAATACCATTATGATATTGCTTACCTTCGACTTCGTGTATGAATGAATGAGAAGTACTTCTATCATATTCATTATCGTGTGTAAAGTAAATATCAAAGTTAAAATTACTTGTATCAACGTTTGACGAAATAGCCCAAAACATTTCTGTTGTAGATTCATCTAGTGCTTTAAGATAGTCTTCATAGGTATCAATAATAAATCTATCATATTCTACAGGCCCACTTGCAACAGTATTCCATTCTTTTCTAGTAACAAGATGTCTATGTTCAATTTCTTTTTTACTTACAGGTTTGTTTTTGCTCATTAAGAACACACCGTTATAGTATTCTTTATTTCCTACTTTGTGTACAAAAACATGATTTTCATTTCTTTCGTATTCAAATTCATTGTCTCTGTTATCAAAGAATAAATCAAACTTAAAGTTAGGATCAATTTCAACATTTCTACTTTTAATCCAAAACATTTCTGTTGTAGATTTGCTTAGTGCTTCCAAGTATTCATCATAATTATCTACGTCAAAAATGTCGTAAAGAACAGGTCCACTTATTACTCGTTCATACTCTTTTCTTTCAACAATATGTTTGTAATCAATTTCTTTTTTAGTTACAGGCTTATGTTTTGAAAACAAATATAGTCCGTCATAAGTTAGTTTATCATTTACTTTATGTAAAAACGCATGATTCGTCTTTCTATCAAACGTATTGTCATGTGTAAAATACAAATCAAAAATTGATTCATCAATAACTGATAAATTTTGTAACTTACCCCAAAACATTTCTGTTTTAGATTTTTGCATTGCATCTAAGTAATCATCGTACGATGTTATATCAAATACATCATATCTAGTTTTTGTACTTGCAACTTCATTCCATTCTTTACGGTTTACTGGATGTCTAAATTCTATTTCTTTTTTAGAAAGCTTTGAGTACTTGCTACATAAAAATACACCACTATAAAGTTTTTCACCATCAACATCATGTAAAAACGCATGATTAATTTTTCTATCAAACATATTGTCGTGTGTAAAATACTTGTCGAATTTAAAGTTTTTCTTTATTTTTATATTTCTACTTAATGCCCAAAACATCTCTGTTTTGCTTTGCTCTAGCGCATTTAGATATTCACCATAAGTGTCAATATAAAATTTTTCATACTTGACTCCTGTTGATCCAATAACTTTCCATTCTTTTCTTTCAATGATGTGTCTGTGTTCAACTTCTTTTTTGTTAAGAGGTTTTTTTGTTGAACAAAGGAACAAGCCGTTGTATAATTGCCTTCCATCAGCATCGTGTACAAAAGCATGATTTGTTTGTCTGTCGTATTCGTTTTCAAAGTCAAAATATATCTCTGGTATATCGCTGCTGATGTTTTTACTGTCCATCCAAAACATTTCTGTTTTGGAATTATTCAGTGCATATTCATATTCTTCATACGAATCAACATAGAATCTATCATAAGTTACAGGTCCTGTTGCTACAATATCATGTTCAATGCGTTCTACAGGAAATCTATAAGTAACTTCTTTTTCTGAGAGTACTTTGTTTTTAGAACACAAAAATAATCCATTGTACTTGTTATTGCTATGCAAAAATGCATGTGTTTTGTTTTTAAGATCTTTTTCATGGTGTGAAATATAAAAGTCAAGATCAATATTAACTTTTATATTTTTACTGCTCATCCAAAACATTTCTGTTGTAGATGATTCAAGTGCAGTTTTGTATTCGTCATAATTATCAATTTCAAAAAAGTCATATGGCTTAGGTGTACTTGCAATCATACGGACTTCTTTTTTGTTAATTAAAAATCTATAGTCAATTTCTCTATTTGAGGGATTATAGAATTTGTTACACAAAAATATGCCGTCAAATTGATTTCTTTTTCCATTTCCAAACACATGATTATATTTGTAACTCCATTCGTCTGGTTCAAAAGAAAAGTCGAAGTTTTCTGATACTGTAACATCATTTGGTATTAACCAAAACATATCAGTCGAAGTTAGTTCTTGTGCTTGACTATAAGTGTCAACAATTTGTATATTATATTTTTCTTTTAATTTTTTATATTCGCTATCTTTACGGCTACCTAAGAAGAATATATCAAATTTTTCTTTACCGTAATATGGATCATATACACCACAAATATTGTTGTGAGTATATTTCTTTTTTGCATTAAACTTTGTTGGAACTAGTTGTACTTTATTCCAACTTTTAGGATGTCTACTCTTTTTTCTTACATACGGAAACAAGTGAATGCCGTTACTTTGTTCAGCGCTTGGCCTAAAATGCCAAGGAAATGTATTTAATACTTTAATTGATTTGTCAACAAGCCAAACATAATCAGCAACTTCTGCATAATCTCTTACTTGTTCATAATCTTCTACATCGTCTGTGTGTAGTATTGGATAACATTGAAAAATGTGATTTTTTAGGACATCTTGTCCGTTATAAATGTTTTTACTAAATCTCTCAAATCTACTAACTGAATTCATTTGTTTCTCTTAACATATATGCCTTAGTGCCGAAGTGTGCAACCTTTTCACTTATATCAGCATCTACATATATTTTATAACCATTATCTCTGACTAACTTACAAAAGTGAATATCTTCACCGCTAAGGTCGTGTGTGTCCTCGTTCCATGTATAGTTAAACCAAGGTGCATCTAATACACGATACACATCTCTATCAACTAACATACATCCAAGACCTACTGCAAAAACTTCGTGTAAACCTTTTGACTCTGTTAGTCTACTATCTAAGTTGTATTGATCAGTAAACGCAACACTACGTTGCGGTTTGACTCGTGTGCTGTAGGTTGCAGCAACAATATCTTTTTTATGTTTAAGGAACACATCGACAACATTTGATGGTATGTGCATATCGCTATCTAACCAAAGTATGTGGGATGCCCCTTTGGCAAAGGCATCCCAAACTAGCGAGTTTCTTTGGTTGGCAATCACACTGCCAAGATTGAATAGAACATCAAATTCTATTCCGTCTCGTTGCAGACGTGCTGTGAGATTTGCTAAACATAAAGCAAATCCTGTGTGAACTGTATCCCGTGCTGGAATACAAATCGCGATTCTCATCTTAAACTAGAGAATCATCAACTGTGTCTGTGTTTAGTTCTTGCTCTGCAGCCACAGTATCATTATTCCACTGTCTTGCAGTACCAGTTGCTACTTTTACTGCTTCGCGGAAATCTTCGGATGGAAGGTTGCCCATTTCAAGCATTGTTTCAGGTTGAACCTTACCAAGTGTTAGTAGATCAGCAGCGGCCTTTTTACCGATAGCACGAATCCAATGTTCTCTATCGTCATCTGCTGCTCGCGCCATTACATCAGTTTCTTTTTCACCGTCGAGAATAGCGTCTTTGATTTCTGTTAGGATACTTTCATCTACTTCAAGTGATGAAAGTTTAATTAATTTGCGTGCCTTGCTATATTCATTTGCAAGTTCGATATTTTCAATTTGATAACGTGTTAGCATACGTCTGCTCCTTTACTTTGCTAGTTATACTCCTGGAGTTCCTAAACCGCCAAATGTTGAACTCATAGGAATTGTTGTACCACTTGAGATACCCAAGTAGCTACCCAAAAAACTCATTGTAATTGGGGTTGTTGAAGAGCCAAAATAGTTTCTAATTTGACTCATGGTAATTTGTGATCCTGTTGGAGGTAATGCCATAAGTGATCCTATCTACAGTTAATATATTATATAATAACTGCAAATAGGATCGTTGTCAAGAACTTTTTTTAATTTTTTTCAATTAATTTTTGCACCATTGCTTTTAGTTCAGCAATCTCAGCAGCCTGCGCTTCAATTTTGTCATCTGCTTCTTTTACTGCTTCGATTAGCAATGGAACCATACGCTCATACTTAACTGTTAGATAGTCTTCGCCTGACTTACTGTTACCATCTTCGTCTAAGTCGAACGGTGCAGCAACAACTGCTTCTGGTAGTACCTTTTGTACTTCTTGAGCACTAACACCTACTTGTGCGTTGTCATTGTTGTATCCGTACTTCTTAGCAGTTTCGTTTTCAACATATAGATAACCATTAAGTGCTTTTACTTTATCAAGAGCGCCTTCTAGTTTACCTGTGAATGTTTTCAAACGTTCGTCTGAGTAGTATGCTGTAACTTCGCTTGTTGCAAGCAATTGACCGTTTACATACCAGCCTTCGTTTTGTGCTCTTGCTTTCCATGAACCATTATAGTAGATGTATGTGTAAGAGTTTTGTTCTGCATACAATGCCCACTCGTTGTCGGTATCATTATACAATCCACAGTTTGCAGCACTGCTTGACATCATAACCCAATCATCTCTGATTGAATAACCTGCGTATGATCCGCTTGTACCGTTGGTTCCTTCTACTCTTATAGTACCGTAGTTTTGAGTGTTTGCTGCTTGGATATAAGCACCAGTATTACCTGCTAAACCAATAGCATTTTTAACCATCAAGTTACCGTTTGTAGTAAGTGACATAGCACCATCTGATGCTACATCGCTTGTATCTCTCCATAGGAAGCCTCTATCAGTATCGTCGTTCATAGTAAATGTCATTGCATAGTCATTTAGCCAACCATAACTTTGAGCACTTGTCATACCAATTGTATATGAACTCGAATTCCAAACTCTGATCTTATCGTATGAGTTGCCACCATAACCGTCAATAAAGCCAATGTTATAGCGTGTACTCGCACTAAATAGATCTGGGAATGTACCACTTGTAATGTTACCAGCATTGATACTTGTAATACTTGCGCCATTACCACTAAACGTACCACTAATAGTACCACCGTTGGTAATATTGTTTAAGTTTAAGTCTAATGTTGATCTCAATGTAGGAACAGCATTTGCAGTACCTAAATACAACTTGTTGTCACTATGATCTCTCCAAATATAGTTTGTTGTGCCGTCGGTAGTATCTTGAACAATAAAGTCTGCATCGTTAACTCTAATTGTTGTAAGTCCGTTATCTACTCCTGCACCGTTAACAAAATCACCAATGTCTTGTCCGTCAACTGTGTCAGCATCTAGTCCTGAACCTGCACCATCGTTACCAGCATGCCATACTTTGTTTCCGTTGACATAGAAGTCGCCCGGTCCATCAATAGTAACTGCTAAGTTTGGTTCTGTTGTTTGGAATTTGAATACTGCACCATATGCATTGCCAGGTGACGCACTGTCTGAATGCTCAAAGTTTAGTCTACCATATTGCGTATTAGATGCGTGATCAGTAAAGTCAATTCGAGCACCGCCTGCGTTTGTTGTGTTTCTAACAACAAGTCTTTGTGCGCCTGCACCTACTAAACTAATTACACCACTTGCTGTATCATTTGCATCTGAACGTAAGAACTGTGTGCTATCAATACCATCTAGCGTATCTGCACTAACATTTGTAAGCCCACTACCGTTACCAGTAAATGTACTTGTACCAATGTTAATATTACCAAAGCCGCTTGTGATTTGACCTGCATTTAGAGCACCTGTACCTAAGATACCTGTATAACTACCGCTAATTCTTGCGTTAGGTACTGTACCACTTGACAAGTTACTTGCATTTAGTGTTGATAATCCACTACCGTTACCTGTAATTGTTCCGCCAACATGTAGGTTTTTAGCAATACCAACACCACCGCTAACTTTGACAGCACCAGTTGTTGTGCTACTTGCTTCAGTTGTGTTTGAGAATGTCTTAATACCACTCATTGACTGGTTGCCGCCTAGCCTTGCACCTGCAACAGTACCACTTGACAAGTTACTTGCGTTTAGTGTTGTCAATCCGCTACCATTACCTGTAAATGTGCTTGTACCAATGTTAATATTACCAAAGCCAGAACTAATTGCACCTGCGTTTAGTGTACCTACAGCATCAATGTCAGTTTCGTGTTGTGTTACACTTGAACTTGAAATTCTACCATCTGGTACAGTTCCGCTTGTAAGTTGGCTTGCATTAAGTGCAGTAAGTGAAGTACCAACACCTGCAAAACCAGTAGTACCACTAAATGACAATGTTGTAGTGTTAATAGTTAATCCTACACCTGGTATTCTTAGATTTGTGTGTGAAGCAGTACCTAGTGTAATTTCATTGTCTGTAGTATTTGCTGTTGGTGCAGCATCTTTACCAATAACAATGTTGTTACTACCTGTTGTAATTGTTGCACCTGCGCCGTAGCCTATAATTACGTTGTTGCTTGCATTTGCAATTTCTAGTGCTTTATAACCAATAGCAACGTTTGCATTAGCAGTAATTGAGTTCTGCATACTTTCAGCACCAATTGCTGTGTTGCCGCCTGTTGCTGCATCAATTTGTGAAAGTGTGTATGCACCCATTGCTGTGTTGTTTGCTGAAGCAGTAACTAGTGCAAGAGCGTCTTTACCAACACCTGTGTTTTGATCGCCTGTTAATACAGCACCAAATACACCATCTCCAACACCAACTGAATCTATACCAGTTGTTACAGCAGCGCCACCGCCTGCAAAGAAGTTGGTAGCACTACTGCCGCCGCCTTCGCCAATTAAGTGTCCGTTAACTGTGATATCACTTGTAAATGTTTTGCCTGTTTGTGAAGTAGGAAGCACTGCATCTGGGATAGTACCACTTAACAACTGAGACGCATTTAAGTTTGTTAGTCCGCTACCATTGCCGTATATAATACCGCCAACTCTAAGTTTCTTAGCAATACCTACACCACCTGCTATAATTAAAGCACCGTCTGTTGCTAGAGTAGATTCAGTTGTATCGCTTACTGTTACAATTGTACTTGCTGCAAAATTAATTCCTGTACCTGCATCTTTTTGAATTGTATCTAAGCTAATTGTACCAACATTTGTGATGTTGTTATCATTAAAACTAGTAGCACCTAGGCTTACTGTTCCTGTTGCTGTTAGGTTTGATGATCCAATGTCAATATTACCAAAGCCTGAACTTATTGCACCAGTATTAAGTGTTCCTACAACAGTCAAACTTGAGTTTACAATATTTGTACCTAATGTCGTAGAATTTAGAACACTTACGTCATTGATATAATATGCTTTACCGCTTACAAGATTAATGTCTTCGCTTGAATCCCAACTAGTGTTTGTAGCATCATAAGTCCATGTTGCATTTGCACCGTCTACAGTAAGTCCTGCACCGTCTGCTGCGGCAGCATTCGCTGCACCTTTTGCTACTGTAATGTTTAAATCTTCAACATCTAGTGTAGTTGTGTTGAGTGTAACAGTTGTACCGTTAACAGTCAAGTTACCTGCGATAATAGTATCACCTGTTGCAAAGTCAATTGTAAATTTGTTTAAACCGTCGCCATACAGTAAGTTACCAGTTGCACCAACTTGCATACGCTGTGTACCAGCAGTGTAAAAATCTAGTTCATCGTTATCTGCACCAGCACTACTTTCTGCTTCAATTTTAGTATCTTGGTCTACATCTTTCACACCACCTAGTGATCCCCAGTTACTTCCATCGTAACCTTCAAATGTACTATCGCTAGTATTATAACGAATTTGACCTTGTGCTGCTGCTGTACTTACACCAGTTTCGCCCGGACGTTGAGCACTTGTACCTACTGGAATTTTTAAACCAGTGGTTGTTGTGAATACTGCATAACCTGTATAAGTTAATACGCCACTTGTGTCAATACGTAATCTTTCTGCAGGACTTTGAATAAAATCGCTTGTTGTTGCAACTGTACCAGTTTCTACAACAAAGTCACCACCTGTGCCTGCACCAGTACCAAGGCCGCCTACAATTTTAATTTCACCGCCGCCAATATCTGTTCCAATACCTGCTGCGCCGTGGATCTCTACATCTGCCGGTGTTGTACTTGCTTCTGCATCACCAAAGATTACTTTTTGATGTTTAACAATTAGTTTATTGTTAATTACTGCACTACCTGCAACGCCGCCTGAACTACTTACTGTAACATTTAATTCTGTTTGTACAGTAAACGAAGTTGCATTAATTGTTGCACCTAATACTGGCCATGTACCATCTAGTGAGGCAACACCGCTGCTTGCAATAGTTACAAAATCACCTGCTCTAATACCTAGCACTTCTGGTGTGTACGTAAATGTTAATGCAGATGTTGTAGGAATAGTACCTACTGTAGGTTTGTCAATGTATACAACATCATCTGCAACACCTGTTACTACTGTGTTTGCTTGTAAACTTGCACTTCCTGTGACAACCATACCAACTTCAATTGTTGCTGTGCTAGAAAGAGGAATAAAGTCGTCTGTGTTGTTTACGTTTTCATTTGTTGTTCTTGAAAATCCATTTAGGTTGACAGCAACAACCTGACTTGTTGCAGCATCATATCCGTCAATAAATGAAGTGATTGCTCTAGTTGTTGTGCTTGCACCAATTCTAGTAACATCTGCTTCTCCGCTTATTTCAACAGTTGTAAGATTTTCATTGTAAACTTTACCAGTAGCAGTGCTCTTAGAACTTGTATCTGCTGCGCCAATATCTAAACTATCTAAGATATCAACTGCATCACCCCATACAGGATAACCACTGTCTACTACAAGTATATTTCCTTGTCTACCAATATTAAGAGCATTAAGTGTACCTGATGTTTGTGCATAAATTAAGTCACCATCAGCATATGTACTAAGGTTAGTACCGCCTCTGTTAACAGGCACATTACTTGTTAGGTTAGCAGGATTGAGGAAATAACTGCTATCTAACCCGTCTAATGTGCCTGCATCAACTACACCATCTTTAATAAACACTTGACCTGTACCAGCGGCATCAACATCAAATTGTGCTTGGAAGAATCTACTTGTACCTAGTGTAGAGTATGTTCCACCCGGATCATAATCAACATTTGCAATACCGATATCTACTGCACCATAATAATCTCCACTGGTATTAGGACCAGTAAGTGTAATTGGATTGTCAGTTGTGCTGGCTTTTGTAAGTGTTTGAACTGCAACAGCATAAGCACTATCACCTCTTAAAAATGTATCACTACTTGCAACACCGCTTGCACCTAATCTGCTGGGTGATACAGTGCCTGAAATAATGTTACTTGCATCAATGTTTGTGACAGCAAGTGTATTCCAATTTGCTTTCAATCTACTTGATGTATTGATTACTGTGTTAACTTGCACATTGTTTGGAATAACATCTGCATCGCCTGTGCCAGTTGCAGTAATATCTGAAGCATTTGTTACAAGTCCGTTAATACTACTTAAAGCATCTGAACGTAATGTATGTAGCGTGAAACTGTTAGTTGTAACAGAACCAATAAAGAATCTTGAGCCTGATGTAACTTGAGCACCGTTTATAGAAAATAGCCCAGTTCCAGAACTTCCATCATCTTCTTCTTCTAGTCTAATAGCGTCACCTGTTGTTAAACCGTGGCTTGGAACAATAATACTGTTATCATAAATGTTGACGTTAAATCTTGTCCATTGATGAGCATTGTTAGCAGGAGTCGTTAAAAATTCAATTTGATTTAACAAACTAAAATCTTCGTATACTTCGATAGTGTCTGCGTCAATACGCTTTGCATAGTACACACTACCATTTAGTAGTCCGCCGATTGCAACATTACCTAATGTGTTATATCTAATAGGATCACCGTCTGAGTAGCCATGGGCCGTCATTGTAATTCTATAGGTTGTATAGTCAACATTACCGCCACCTGCTGTGGTACCTGCTAAAAACTGATTTACAATACTATCATCTAATGTGGTAGTAATTTTAGAACTTACTGCATCATTGTCTTCAATAAAGTCAATTGACGATGCACTTGCTACATAAAGTTCACCACCTAAAATGTTTACATAAGCTCTATCCTCAATAGCAGAAACTTCAATTTCAAAACCACTACCTGTGCCGCCTACATCGCTTGCATTCAGTTCAAGTAAATCACCTGCTGCGTAGCCTGTGCCGCCTCTGCGTAAATCAACGTCACTGATTTGTCCTGCTGTAACAGTAACATCTGCTTTTGCTCCTGTACCTACGCCAGTCTTTGCTTGCAAGTCTACCATTTCGTAAACAAGAGTACCTAGTGTAGGTGTATAACCACTACCGCCAGTGATATTAGCATTATCTACGTTAGTACATACACCATAACGTGTTTCTGTAACTGCACCTTGTGCATTACCGTCTGCAGAAGTAACAATGGTCCTTACTGTACCTGTTGCTACTTTGCTGCCTTCATTAGATCCTGTATTTGCAATTGTAAAGGTTGTTGAACTTGGTACGCTTGTAACTAGGCCATTTACGTTGTAAAGTGTATCATTACACTCAACTTCAACGTTATTACCAATTGCTAGGTTATGGTTGCCGCTTGTTGTAATTGTAGCAACATTGCTTGTTCTTTCAACATTTGTAATTGTTTCAACTGTAAAGTTGAAAGGAGCACCACTTGAATCTAATACTAGGTACTGACTAGAGTTAGAACTTTTTAAGAAGAAGTTATCAGTAATCTCTGATACCGCACCGAGTGTTAATGGTGCTTGTCCAGTGTCAACACCCGCAATAAAGATATTGTTTGTAGTATCAAAGTCGGTGCCTGTTGAGTCCTCTCCTGGCTTGAATTGGTTATCTTCACTAGCAACTAATAGGTTAGTTGAGTTAGAATAATCACCTTTTGCTTTACCTCTTGCACCTGTTGCAGGTTGTGTAATTAAATCACCGTCACTTGCTGAAATTGGTGATGAAAATGTTAATTCGATTTGATCATATTCTTCTGTACCAATGTCACCTGCTTTTAGATCAATTGCTGGAATTTCGTCAACTTGTGTAAGTCTTGATTCATAGCCATCTGTGTTTGTACTTGTAAACTGTCTTGTAGCAGGAATCAAGTCTGGGTTCAACTGACCGTTGGTGTTCAACTGAACAATAGCACCTGGAACTGCCGCAGTTGACACAGATTTGTCAATGAAGCCGCCTAATCTGTTTGATAAGAAACTTCTTGTTGCTAACTGTGTAGATAGTCTTGCATCACTCGGACCGCCAATTTCATCGTCACCTAAGTTAACACTTGTTGAAATTTCTTCAATAGCAACATTAGAAAGACTTAGTCTCAAAGCATCAAGTTCGTCCACCTGAACTTTGTTTCTAAAGGTAATGTTACCAGTTCTGTTAAACGCTGTAATAAAGTCACCAACTTTAAAGTCACCAAGTTCGTTTGTACCTGATGAGTAACAACGTCCTGGTAATTCTTCAAACTGTTCGTATTCTGTTCTTGTATTACCGCCGTTTTGTGGTAATGCGTTATAGTCTGTGCCTGACCCTGCAAATTCCCAAGTATGCGCTGATGAGTTAACAATTGAAGGTCTATGCAACCAAATTGCTTTCTCAGGAAGTGCAGTTAGATTTGTTAGTAGTTCGCCTGCAACTGTAGGTTCGATTGTAAATGTTGCAGTTGAATAACCATTAAATGGTTGTACTTCACTTACACCGATATTTGTATAAGGACTAGGTGTGTGATCATCATCAATAATACTTAAATTACTAAATTGCACTCTTTGTGTAGATTCACCTACTGCAACTTCTTCAATTGAAACTACAAGTTCTCTAAGATTAGGTGTCCAACTATATACAATAGCACGGTTATTTGCTGCACCTGTTGTAGCAGTAATTTGTCTGCCCGGAACAAATGCATAGCCTTCACTACCTGAAGGTAAAATAAGTTTTTGATATGTTGTGTGACTTGAAATAACTTCTTTTACAAAGAATTCTTTGATGTTTGTAAGGAATTTGTGAGTACCGCTAGATGTTGCAATAATATTAACATCAAACTCTAAACTGTCATCAAATGTCAAACTAAATTCATTTACGTTAATTAGTTTCACATAATAGGTTTGCTCTTCATCAAGTCCTTGAATTGGAACATTTCCGTTAGCACTATATACAACCTGTTCACCATTTACAAGTCCGTGTGCTGTTTTTGTAAAAATATTTGTAACTTCAGAAACACCTGATCCACCATTGAATAAAACTTCATCAGGTGGATCTTTAAATTGGTTTGTAATTTCACCTTCTGAACTTACATCAAACGATGCTGGAATACTGTCTGGATCTGCAATTGCATTTTTGATCAAATCAAATAGTTCATCTACGTATGCTCTAGGTTCACTATCAAGATCTGTTAGTACAATACCTGTTAGTCTACTTGCTTCTTCAAGTGCATCGATTGTTTGTTCTTCTTGTCCACTGATAGTAATGTTAGAACTATCTGCGATACGTTGAGAATAGTATGCAAGTGCTGCCTGTCTAGTCAAAGCATTAGAAGTTGCCCATGTATCTTTACTAATAGCATCTAAAATAATACCTAAATCTCTACGACACTTTGCTTCGTCGTAATTAAACAGATACCATATATCGCCAGGCGTTGCGGCTGCAACACTGTTTGTGATATAAGTTATAGTATCGTCAATAATATTTTGTGTTTCACCTTGAATAAGATCGTAAGCAATTTTATATTCAGGATCTCTAAAGCGTAAAACGAATTCTTCAACTGGTGCAGTACGATTTAAACCAACAATACTAACTGTTTGTAAGCCTTCACTTTGACCTGTTGCTGTAACAAAAGCACGGTCAAAAACGAATGCTTTAGGTGAATAACCTGATGAACGTAGTGAATACAAACCAAAGTTTGTAGCAGAGTTAGTAATTGAACAATAACCACCTGACTGTGTATAAACACCGTTTAGTAGGAAAATTTGGAAACAAGAAACGATCTGTGCATAAGCATCGTTTAGTAGACGCCAACCTGTACCACCAAATGAAAGCATGGTAAATGCGTTAGCAACCATAGACTTACCTTGTTCAGGAGTAGCACCGATCACTGGATTTTCTTGTTCTAATGGAATTAAACCAATGTTTGGAGAAACAATCTTAGCACCGTCAATTTTTGCACCGTTTAATCCAAGGAAAGAAAGAATTGAACAGTTTTGTATATATGGCGAAACAGTAATGAATGGATTAGTATCAGGTAGGTTAGTGTAACCTGTTCTATCTACAGTTGTATCATTTGGATCGTCGAATGCAACACAATAATCACCAGTCCATAAAGGAACAAAATTAGCATCAACCTTATCTCTAAATGTAAATTCACCAAAATAACAAGCGTTTCTAACACGTAGAATATCTTGGTTTGCGTTTGCAGGACGGATAATACAACCACGCAAACCGTCACCTTTGATAACTGTGTTGTCTGGAACAATAACCGGGTTTTGTTCTTCGTAATCACCTACAGCAATTTTGACGTTTACACGTACACCATTTGTTGTACCGTCTACATTATAAACTAAACCAGAAGCAATTTGACACGCACGTTTGATTGTTCTTACAGGTTTGTTCAAACCATCATTAGCATCATTACCACGTTCTGCAGACACATACACAACGTTACCACCGTAAACATCTGGGTTTTCAAATGCTAAAGAACCATCACTTGTTAGACGTAAAACCTGTCCATCGATTCCATTTTCTGTTGGTAAAACAATATCATATGAACTTGGAATAGTAGTAGGCGCTTTAATATTAATACTGTCAAGACCTGAAGCAGTTGCTTCTCTCATCTTCAGTGACTTAGCATTGTCAATAGTAACATCATCAAGAAATTCTAAGTCGCTAATAGAACCGATAAATTTCTTTTCACCGTCAATTGTCATATCAATGGTGCCAGATGTACTATCATCAGGTTCGTTAACTGCTAATTCAGTATCTTTAGAAAAAATTCTTCTTGTAATATCTTGAACAGTATTGTCATCTCTAAGTAGGAAAACTTTACCGTCTGCTGTGTTAATTGCTAATTCGCCGCTGTCTAATTGTGAAACTATAGGTTTCTTGTCAGCGACCGCACTTCGCTTGTGTCTAATTCTGGTTGCCATAAGGCTTATCTCCTATCAAGGTACGGGTCAAGTCTATGTAGACGCCCACGTTAAAGCAATAGAAATTGCTAAATGTATTTATCAAGGAAATTAATAGTGGTAGTTTTTAGAAACTACCACCATCGATTGTATCAGTCCAAACTGGTGTTGAATCAACATCGCTTGTAACAGTTAGTATTTGGAATGATTCGCTTGCATCACTTGTACCTGCGGCATCAGTAACTTGTACAGGATCTGCTGTGTTTCCGTATAGTATACCGTTTTCAGTAAATGTGCTTGCTCCAGTACCACCATATTGTACTTCAAGATCACTAGTTAAAATAAGCGTTCCGATATCAGCATTTACAACAGTTATTTTATTATTAACTGCATCAATAATTTCAGTACTATCGTCTGCAAAAATACTACCAGTAAATCCTGCCGCATCAAGTATACCATCTACAACTAAGTTTGTTGTAAATGTTGAATTTAGTTCGCTGATTCTAAATTTTTCAGTTAGCAATCCATTATGCATGGTGCTAATAATCATATCAAAGTCTTCACCACCGCCTGTTACATCTGTGCTAACAACATCAACTTGTGCTGCTGTTTCAAAGTTGTTTAGGAATGTTTCTAACTCGAACTTCATACCAGTACCAGCACCAGAAGTAATTGCACCAGTGGTAGTATGGTGTGCAAGTGTTAACGGATATACAATATCATCTGCTGCGCTATCAGGTGCATCTGTAATAAGTCTAATTGTATCTGGAGCATAAACAGTTTCGCCTCTAATTGTAAGTGTGCTTGTTCCTAAATGACCAATTTGAATATCACCGCCTATTGTGCCACCGACATATAAGTTGCCACCTATACCCATGCCGCCTGTAACAACAACTGCTCCGCTTTCAGTACTTCTTGATTGTGTATCACTGTTAATTGTAATATCAACAGACTCGTCAACATCCAATTCACTTGCATTCAAATACATTCTCTTTGAACCGTCAGCGTAAAATTCTAACGTATCTTCGTCTGTTCCTGGGCCAGTTTCTGGTCTAATAAATGTATCTTGGTCGGCATCGATAGTACCAACCAACGAACTCCAGTTTACACCATTATAGCCTTCATAAAACTGTAGGTCTGTGTTAAAGCGTACTTGACCAATTACTGGTACAGACGGACGAGCACTTGTGTCTCCTACCGGTACTTGAATACTCTTGTCACTATCAATAACAACAAAGTCGTTGTTGATCGTCATTGTACCAGTGTCTGCACCTATAATAATTGTAGTCGCGTCGCCCATTGCATTTACTGTTGTTACAGTTGTGTTAAGTAAGTTTACAGTTAATGAATCAGTTGTAACATTAGTAGTAGGATTTTCTCCTAATTTGATATCATCTTTAACAACTAGGCTGTTGTTAATAGTTGTTGTACCAATCAAATCACCAATGTTAATGTTTGCCGCGCCACCAGCAAAGTTAACGGTATTAGCATTATCATTAACTAGGTTAAACTCACTTGCAGTAGTTGTTAAGTCTCCGCCATCGACTGCAATGTCTAGTTCAAAAGTAACATCGCCTTCAACTGTGCCGCCTGTGATTTTATTTAGATAGTTGTTGCTTAGGAATTGTACCACAGCATTTTGTGTAGGTACAGTATTAATATCTGCTGTACCTGTACTTGCTATAAGGTTTGTATTATCACTAACTTCTTTTAATTCAACACCAACTGGAATACCAAATCTTTGGAAGGGACCAATGCTTGCAATACCTGTTAAATCAATCTGGTTAGCATTAAGAGTAATAGCACCAGTAAGTGCGTTAACTGCAAAGAAATTACCAACTCTAAAGTTACCAATTTGGTCAACAGTACCACCTGCAAACACTTTACCAGTGTTTGTTTCAACAATTTCGTTTGCAGCAATCGGAGAACCTCCAAAGAACGGAAGTGCGTTGTAAGTGATACCTGCACCAACATATTCAAATGCATGTCCTGAAGTTGATACAGTACTTACACGTTGCATGTTACCTAGTGTACCTTTTTCTACTGATAGTACACCTGGGAATAATGTAAGTTCTGCAACACCACCATATTCTAAGTTTAGTAATCTGATTGCTTCATCTTCAATGTCTTGTGCTTTGAACATAATCAATTGTCTGTCAGCATAATCTGCCATAGATGCCAAACCTTCATAATTATGATCTTGTTCAATAGGAAGATAAACTGTGTTTCCTGATTCAGAAATTACAGTAGTTTCAATAACTTCAGCAATTTTATATACAAGTGTTTTAAGAATCAATCCTGCTGCTGCGCTGCCATTTGTACCATCTGTTTCTTGTAGTAATGTAGGTGTACCGCTAGGTGTGATATCTATGTTTTGTGCTACATCGCTTAATACTCTTGCTAGATGCTTATATGTAAATTCGGTAATATCTTGTTGATCTGCATTACCTTCTGATGCTGCACTTAAAATTGTGCCACTGTAATAAGCTTCTGCTGCTCTGCGTGTTTGTTTGTTACCACCATACATCATATCATAAACTGCTGCATCAATAATGTAGTTTGTATCTCTTCTACATTTTTCTACATTATATCTAAAGCCAATGATATTTTGAGTAATATAATCAATTACTTGCTGCTGATATGTTGTGCTATTTGTAAGGATATTGTCTGCTGCTTCTACAAGACTGCTACTAATCCAACTGTAATCTGGATTAGTATTTTGTGGAGTAGTACCCAGTCCTAAACTGTCTGTGATTGCAAGAATTAAAATATTATAAAGTTCGTTTGCAACTTCGCTTTCTGTTGAAGTACCAAATGTTCCGCTTAGATCTTGTGTTTCGCTATTTCCAGGCTGAGGAGCAATTGGTACACCTTCAATAACACTAACACTAATATCTCTTAAGTGTTCAATAGCATCAGCAGTTTGTGATTCTTGTCCAGCAATAGTAGAAACACCATCATCAAAATACGCTCTAGTGCTTACTAGTATACTTCTGTTTCCGCCATACAGCATATCATGTGACACACTGTCAATAATATACTCACTATCTCTACGACATTTTGCTTCATCATAACTTAAACCATTCAAACTTGTGTTAATATAATCAATTACACTTTGTACAAGATCTGATTGAGAACTGTCTCCGCTTGCTAAGATTAAATCTCTTGAGTTTGTTAAGTTAGAAGCAACCCAAGTTAAATCAGGCTCATAAAGTGATGGAAGATTTTCTGTACTTTCTTCTTGTAACACATCAACAATATAAGTTACTAAGCCTGCTAATTCATCCATTTCTGCTGAACTAGCAGGATTACCTGTAAGTGTTTGTCCTGCTCTGTTTTCTATAATTACATCGTCAGCAATATCAATTAATTGCTGGTATGCAGCAATTGTTTCGTCTTTTTGTGATGCAGGAATTTGTGATGCAGTTCCTTCAAAATACGCTAATGCTGCTGTTCTTGTTGCAAAGTTTGTACCATATTGAATGTCATGAGATACGGCATCAATAATATATCCTGTGTCTCTTTCGCACTTTGCTTGATCGTAAACTAAAGTTGGGAAACTTAAATTGATCCAGGCAATTAACTCACTAATAATGAACGTTCTGTTACTTTGTAACAATGTTCTAGCATATGCTTTATTAACATCCGATCCAGGATCAGTAAATGTTAATGGATCAGCATTACCGACACCATTTTGTAAAATATCAATAATTTCATCAAACAAGTCATTACATGCTGTTACGCTTGCACTATCTGCTGCAACAAGTGTTGCTACTTCTGTTCTTAGATATGTGATTGCTGCAACAGTTTCTATTAATTGATCACTAATTACTAAAGAAGCATTTGCATTATAATATGCAAGTCCTGCTTGTATACTGTTATAATTTGTACCTAGAACTAAGTCATAAGTTACAGCATCTAGAATTAAAGCAGTATCTCTTGCACATTTTGCACTGTCATAAACAAAATAGTTGTTAGCAATATACTTAATTGTATCTTCAACAAGAAAATCTCTGTTTGCTTGTAATAATCTATTTGCATCGATTAATTCTTGACTTGCAGGTGTTGGTGCAGGAAATGTTCTACCTTCACTAGGCAATGCAACTTGAGCGCCAAAGCCGCCATCTGGCACAGTAGTTAAGGTTTGGTCTGCAAATTCAATTAAGTTTAGAATAATATCAAATCTGTCATTTACTCTTTCAACTGCAACACTGCTACCTGCTGCGCCTGCTGCTGCTAGTGTTTTTAAATATCTAATCGAAATAATAGTTGCAGGTTTTTGTGCAACATCAAAATATGTTGCTGTTGCTCTTTGATATGCTTGTCCTGCTTGAATACTATTGTGATTTGTGCCTAGTTTAACATCTCTTACAACAGCATCTAAAATAAGTTCTACATCTCTTTTACACTTTGTTCTATCATATGTAAAGTTTGGATATGTTGTAAGCAAATAACTTGTAATATTTGTTGCAAAATTATCTTGTGCTGCAAACAATGAACTTCTTGCTGCTTGTACATCTGCTGCTGCCCAAAGCACACTTGGATATTGTACTTCAGGTAAGTTTGTCAATGCACCTGTGTTAATTACTTCAATAATAATATCAATATAATCGTCTGCACGTTCTGCTTCAACACCTGTTGCATTTGCTGCTGATGTATCTTGTACTAACAAGTTACCAGTAGACCTAAATACTGGATCTCCTTGCAAAATCTGTGTTGTAATTTCTTTTAATCTGCCATATGCTGCAATAGTAGCAGTAGTTTCGTCTGCTCCTAATTGACTTGCTGTTCCTACAAAATACGCTTGTGCTACGTCCCTAGTTGCATAGTTACCGCCATATAAGATATCATAAACTAATCCGTCAACAATATGACCTACATCTTTGTAACATGCGTCTTGATCATAATCTAATGTAGGATAGTTTACGTCTACCCACTTTATAATTTCTTCTTGAATAAAATCTTTGTTGTTAACAAGTTGATCTCTTGCATTTTCTCTTGCTGCAATAACACCTGTTGGTGAAGGATATGTATAATCGTCTGCACTTGTGCTATCACCTCTTGAAAGGATTTCGATAATCTCATCCATTGCATTGTTGACTCTGCTTGTAGCAGTTGAACTTGCTGCTACATTAGGTAAAGCAAGCATAAGTGTTTTTAAATATTGGTATGCTGCAATAGTTTGTACTTTTTGTTTTTGGTATACAACACTTGCATTTGCACGAGCATATGCTCTACCTGCTGTAACACTTGAATAGTTTGTTCCTAAAGCAGTATCATATGCAACCGCAGTTGTAATTTGTCTAACATCTCTTTCACACTTATCTTGATTATATGAAAGATCTGTAAATTGATCTGAAATATAATTTACAACTTCGTCAATAATAAAGTCTTTATTTTGTACAATATTATCTTTTGCAGCAATTACCCCGCTATCAATATTTGTAAGTTCGTTATAAACTACATCAGGTACCGCAGTACTATCGCCCTGTGTGATTGTATTTGTAATAATTGCAAAGTTTTCAATTATGTTATATCTATAGTCTAAGTTAGCAGGATCTGTATCAGGAACACATTTTAGCATTTCGTCCCTTGCTGCTTCAATACCGTATATTGTAGGTGCTAACTGTTGATTAAGAACTTTTTGCGATGTTGCACGAAGATAACTTCTTCCTGCATTAATACTTTGATAGTTTGTGCCAAGTGCAGAATCGCCCGAAACTGCATCAATAATTCTTTGTATATCTCTTCTACAAATTGTTTCATCATAAATGAAAGGCTGTGTTGTAATATTAGATTCGGTTACATAATATTTTGTTTCATCACCTTCAAACGTAATAATAGAACCTGTCTGCGGAATATCACGTAAACTATCTACTTCAACTATTCTATTTGTAATTAGGTTTACAGTACCTGTTGCAGGAATACTAAATCCGCCACCTGTAAATGTAATAGTAGGTATAAAGTCATATCCACTACCTTGTTCATTAATACTAACAGCAACAACTTTACCTGTTGCAGGGTCAATACTTGCAGTACCTGTTGCTTGTACACCTCCTGGCGTAGTAGGAGGATCAATAGTTACTGTAGGTGCATTTGTATAGCCTGCACCTTGGTTATTAATAGTCACACTACCAACAACAGAATAATAGTCTTGAGTAGGTCTAGCAGTTGTAAATACTTTATCAAACAAGCCGTCAGCAATAATTGCATAGGTACCAAAGTCACTAACAGAGTTTGAGATTGAAAGATATCCGCCTGTAGTTGCTTGGAAGCCAACTCTTGTAAAAACTGAGAAGCAACTAACAATCTGTGTATAACCTTCATTAAGTAGCCAAAAGCCAATACCGCCCTGTGCAACTTGTGTAAATGCGTCAGCAACAAACGATCTTACAAGACTTCGCTGATCGTAAGCAGAACCATCAACTTTCATACCGTTGCCGCCACCGTTGTCATTTACACGTTTTTCAAATGGTACATTAGGATCATTTATAATTGGTCTAGCACCTGCTGGTACACCTGGAATCTGTTCTGTTTCAAACGGAATAAATTCAGTACCGTCATTTAACCAAGGACCATTCATGTTTGTACAGTTTTGTACATACGGCGAAACGGTTACAAGTGCGCCTGGTCTAATTTCTGCACACCAACCTGGATCTGCTAATCCTCTAAATGTAAGTTGGAACAAGTAACATGCACAATCCATATAAAAAATTGTTTGTGTTTTATTGTTTGGCCAAACTTGACAGTTACGTAAACTATCGCCTCTAACAGTCATACGTTCTTTTAACGTAATTGGGTTATCTTCGTAATAGTCTCCTGGTGCAACTTTAATAGTTGATCCTGCTGGTGCTGCTTCAACAGCAGATTTAATTGTTCTTTTTGCACGATCAGGACCTGCACCTAATCCATCATTTTCATCACTACCTTGTAATGACACATAATAGACTAGTGTATCAGTAGGACCACTTGAACTACCTGTAACTTTTAGATCGCCGTTAATTTCAACAGTGCCGCTACTTGGGTTAAGTTCAATTGTACCGTCACCTTTAATAACAAGTTGACGGTCTCCTATTTTCCTATCGTGTAATATCTGCTGCTTTACATACTTCATTTATACTTCCAAATAACTTATTGTCGCATTCAGTTTATCCGAATCCGGACTAATCATTACTATTCTGTCACCTTCTTCTAAAATCAATCTCTCAACATTAAAAGAAAATGTTTCCTGAGCAGGCATAGATATATTGTTAAGGACTTTATTATCGTCTGATTTAACTCCGCCACTTCCTTGTATTACATGCATATCAAAACTACTGTCGTTTACACTTGTAGTCGAAGTAGAATAGTTGCTAACTAATACGGTCGTGATGGCATATTTTTTTCCTGCTGGAACATCTAGCAATGTTGTATCAGTTTCGAGTATTTTTACACTGTTAATCGCCATCTTTCTTCCTTAAAAAATAATACTATAAAGCAGAGCCTTATTCCTGCTTATTAATTCGTCTTGTGTACCTAATTCGTTTATAAAATATAAACCTGTGCCGCCGTCAGCTTCGTCTTTTGCATATATCTTTGTACCATCAGTTGGTGGTGTTGCTTCTGTATCAGTTAATGCCGGATCTGTTAATTTAGGAAATAACATAGGTGTTAATACTTGCACATCACCTAAATTATTACCTGATAATACCAAATCACTATCAAGTGCAGTTGACGAAATTGTACTTCCATCTATGCTTACTTGAGCAATTTCTGCAGACGTTTCAAAAAAGTTTGCAATTTCACTGCCATCTACAGTAAGTCTAATTTTACTTAGAGGTGTAATACCATCTAGTGTACTAAATGCTTCTACTTTTGTTGTTCCGTCTGGTTCAATAGCATTAATTCTATATTGCCAATTGTACTTGTGATAATCTCTAACATAATCTTTCAAATACTGTACATTAGGAATAGCATCTGGTTCATAATCTGGCCAATCTGCTCCTGACAATCTGTCAGAATTTGTAGGAACATTTTTTATTTCACTGCCGTCATATTCAGCAAGGCGTTTTTCATAATCAAGTGTGCCTGATACAGAAACAACGCCGCCTAAACTTGATCCCGGTAACAAGTTAAGATCATTACCATCTTCAGTTTTAATGCTGCTTGTATAGATACCTAAGTATCCTGAACCTTCTAAACCAAACTTAAATGCACCTGCGTTTGCTTCTAGTGTACCGTTAGTATATGAAAGTAAGTTTTCATCGTAAAATATAACAGCATTTGGCAATGTGCCTCTGTCCATTATGATACCTGAAATTTCATCGCCGCCAATGCCGGTTGCAATTACTCTTTGTATGTTACCATCACTTACATATGCACCAAAACCTGATGAATCTACAGGAGTGCTTAATGTAAAGTCTGCAAATAATTCAACTTTAGTAGGATCAACAACATTTACATAGTAAGTGTTATTGTTTAATTCTATCATTCCTAAAACATTAGTAATGATTACTTCGCTACCATCAGTAAAACTGTGCGCATCTGATAATGTTATTCGAGCAGGATTTGCTTGTGTAATACCAGTAATATCATATAGTGTATTAGATTGATTGTTTAGTGTTAGAGTCTTGTCACTTACAATTAATTCAGACGAAGTAATCGAAGTTTGGGAACCATTGACATCTAAGTCACCATTGATAACGACTGTGCCGGAACCTACATTAATTTCAATAGTTCCGCCATCGTTAATTGTTAACTTATAATCGTCGACTCCATACTGCTCGATTCTAGACGCTGACATTTATATCTCCAACTTATGATTGTCTTGGTAGAGATACACTTAATACTGCGTTTGGTACACCTGAATCTTCTCTTGCATCTGGATGATTACCAATTTCGTAAATTACATTGTCTGCTTTGTCACCATCTGGAGGTGTAGCAGTACCTTTTGCAGTATTTTCAATTTGTACTGTTCTGTTACGAAGTTGTGTTACTTGATAAACTGTTGAGTCAGAACCAGTTGCATCAATTCTAAATGTACCTTCTGGCATACTTCCGTTGCCTTCTGTTGTTAATTTTAGAACTTCGCCTGCTGTTGGATCTGCATTGTCGCTATCTAAGCGTACCCAGAATTGGTTAGCACCTTTTACTTTGTAAATGTGTGCTGCTGTAGTTGCTTCTGAACCACCTGTAAAATAGTGACGGCTTACAGCAATTCTACCTGTACCGTATCCTATTTTTGATTTATTAATTGGACGTCCCATTTGTTTCTCCTTTTTGACGTTCTAGGTCTACGCGGCGGGCACCGCATAAGTCCTCATCGAGAGGCGCTCCTCTTGACACAAGTATTTATCCAAAAGATTAAAATGGGTTATTATGTCATAAAAAAAGGCCTACTAAAATATAGCAGACCTTTTTCTATAATATGTGATAGGTTGGACTACTGATTACCAACAACCGCACTATGCCCCATCAGGCTCAAAACAGCACGGAACCTCACAATAGAATGGTTAGTTCTACTTTTCCTGCAACTCCTAGTCTCCTAAGTCTTGCAGCGCCACCACAGCGTGTGAGTCAAGTTAATGCCTGGGTAAGCATCGTTTCCTTGCACTATCTAACTCGGACCGTCGTCTTTGTTATGTACTTAATATAACATCTAAAAAAAGTTTGTCAACGATAATCTTGATCTTTTTTTTCAATTTTTTCTATTTTTGTTGCAAATTTTCTATCTTTGAAATCATCTGCAAGATATTGCACTCTGTCGCCAATTTTTAGATCATACAAACGTGGATCAAACACAATATCTTTACGTGTCGCTTTCCAACGATCTGGTCTAATAAATCCATGCATTTTTAATTTTTTATATACTGTACCTGTTTCCATTAGTATCTCCTTACAGTATTTACATAAAAATAGGCCCCACAGGGCCTATCTTAAAAATATATATTCTAAAACTTACGCGAAGCTTAGGTTTGCTGTTGTTACACCAACTAGACCTAGGTAATCTGCTGCATTGCCTAGTGACGATGCTGCGTTTGATAGTTCTACGTAACCATAACGTGTCATGAATGACACTGTTGGTTCGAATGTTGATGGATCTAGTACAACACCACTGCTCATTAATGGAATGTATGGGCAGTAGAACGCTGCTGCGTCTGATTCTGATGTACCTTTGTAGCCAACTAGAACATTGTCATTACCTGCATATGTGTTTACATATACTTTCATGCTGTTGTTTAGTGTACCAACCATTTTTGTGTTTGTTGGTGCTTCAAATGTACCTTCTGTTGTACGAGCAAATGCAGATGTTGTTGCACTTTGTAG